TTGGTTCACACAACGTAGGTATGGTTGTTACTAACCACACATACGCATCGCAAGATATGTTTGATCCAGACGACAAGATCTCAGGTGGTAGTGGTTTTATCTATGCAAGCTCGATGGTGGTTGCTATGAAAAAGCTGAAACTAAAAGAAGATGCAGATGGTAACAAAACTAGCACTGTGAATGGTATTAGAGCAGCGTGTAAAGTTATGAAAACACGTTACGCAAAACCGTTTGAAGGTGTACAAGTAAAAATCCCATACGAAACAGGTATGGATCCATATTCAGGTATGTTTGATTTGTTAGAAGCAAAAGGCTTACTTGAAAAACAAGGTAACCGCTACAAGTATATTGATAGCAAAGGCGAAGAAACTCTAGAATATCGCAAGAACTGGACAGGTGACAAACTCGAAATGATCATGGCCGATTTACCGGCAAAAGAAGAACAAATGGTAAATATCGCTAACGCAGACGAAGAAGCTGTGGTTGATCATGAAGAGGGACTTGCGATAAATGAATGAAGACTTTGTAGCCGATTTATGGAACTTGTTTAAAGAGTATCTAGACAAGAAACATACGGATATGGCAGCTGAAAGATTTGTTGACATGCTAGTTGATTACGGAATGACTGATGTTCAGTTACAAGAAATACTAGGACAAGATAAAATACTAGACGCTGCTATACAATATTACTTAGAAATGGATTCCGACGACGACGAAGATTATGATTGGGATGAGTAATGGGTTGGTACAGCCGAGTAAGCAGAGATATTGGACAAATACCTTCTGCTGTACAATATTTTGAAAACGAACTTATTGAAGCAAAACGTGAATGTAATATCAGCGGTAGCATAGAAAAAGCTGCCGCTGCTATGCCTGGTATTGTTGAACACAGATTTAATCAGTTACAAGAACTTGAGGCAATCTTAGAGTATCTCAATATTGAACTAAGACGTTTGCGTAGTCAGTTTTTTAAGAAATATTTAGAAAACTATCAACGTGCATTAAGCAGTCGTGACGTAGAAAAATATGTCGACGGCGAAGCAGATGTTGTTGATTATGAAAAGATTATAAACGAGTTTGCTCTAATACGTAACAAATGGTTAGGTGTGTTAAAAGCACTTGATCAAAAACAATGGCAACTAACTAATATTGTAAAACTACGAGTCGCAGGAATGGAAGATGCAAGTTTATGAGCATAACAATAGTTTCTACTTGGAGTGAAAAGAACTATCAAGAATATGCAAAATACTTTTTAGAAAGTGCAAAAAAATACATTTCAGAAGATATAAATGTTCGGGTATATACTGATGTTCCTTATAAAGACTTACCTGGACATTTTGAAAATCTACCATTAGAAGCAAGTTGTCCCGATTTAGTAGATTTTAAAAGACGTAACGAACATAGAAAACCTACAGGCAAAAAAGCATTTATGCAAGATGCAGTAAGATTTGCACATAAAAGCTATGCCATTATACATGCAAGTAGAACTGTTGACACTGAACAGTTAATATGGTTAGATGCAGATACAGAAATATTATGCCCATTAACAAGCGATTGGTTTAAATCTTTTTTACCAAAAAAATACTTTTGTGCATATCTAGGACGTGATAACAAATATAGCGAAACAGGATATCTACAGTTTAATCTGAAAAAAGCAAAATCATTTTTTGACAAATGGGATTGGTATTATAAGTCTGATGAAATATACAACTTACGTGCCCAGTTAGATTGTCATGTTTTTGATGCTTGTTTAGAACATTTTCCAAAACTTAATGGACACAATATTAGTCCTCCTTGGACACAAAAAAGACATTTTGATATAGCATTTGAAAAATACATGTGCCATTATAAAGGCAGTGATAAAGAGAAACGAGATATATATTTTTGGAAAGCAACTAGATGAAAACAATACTTACAGGACATAACGGATTTATTGGTGGTCATTATCATAGGTATTTGAAAGATAAAAATATCTCGCCTATTACTGTGGATAAAAGATCAGGACAGGATTTGTGTGATGTTAATATTACAAACGATTTGCCTGATTGCGATGTTGTAATACACTTAGCAGCAACAAATGGCACAAAACTGTTTTACGAACAACCTACAGATGTGTGTTTTAACAACACACTTCCTACATTTAATCTTGTTGCTAGATATAGACACTCTAACACAAAGTTTGTATTCGCAAGCACATGCGAAATATTTTCAGGAGCAATAGATGCGGGTCATTACCATATTCCAACTGATGAGCAAGTACCAGTTATGTTTAACGACATTCTCAATCCGAGATGGAGTTATAGCGTTCCGAAAGCTGTCGGAGAAAACCTAGTTGCAAACTGCGGATTGCCTTGGTTGATTATTAGATATTTTAATATATACGGTCCCGGACAAGTTGATCATTTTATAAGTGAGTTTGTAGAACGTTGTAAACAAGGCGAATATTATATCAAAGGCGATGACACTAGAAGTTTTTGCTATGTAGACGATGCTATTGAAATGACAGACCGTCTTGTTAATAATACAAATAATAAAATAGTACACGTAGGTAATGATCAAGAAGTAAACATTAGTGTTGTTGCAAAACTTATAATGGGGTATATGGATATTAATCCTGCTAAACTGGAAGTTTTACCTGGTCCTAAAGGCAGTGCTAAACGCAGATGTCCTGATACTACACTTGTACAAACATTAACAGGCTTTACAGATTATACACCGTTAGAAGTAGGTCTTAAAAAGACAGTGGAAAGTTTATTATGAATATAGGTATTATTGGTTTAGGTGCAGTAGGATCTGCTAACAAACATGGCTTTGTACAGTTAGGGCACAGTGTTGTAGAACATGATATAAAACTAGATACAAAAATAAATGATGTATTAGATTGCGAAATATGTTTTTTATGCGTTCCTACTCCGCAAGCAGATGATGGCAGTTGTGATACAAGTATTATTGAAAATGTAATCAAAGAACTAAACTTGTATAGTTACAAAGGTATAGTTGCAATACGCAGTACAGTTGTTCCAGGTTTTACACAACGCATGATTGACACTTATAAAAATCTTACAATATGTTTTGTGCCCGAGTTTTTGCGTGAACGTTGTGCAGAAGAAGATTTTATAAACAACCATAAGTTGCTTGCTATTGGAACACATGATATTCAAGTATATAGGAAACTTGTACAAGCACATGGTAGTTATCCTGAACACACAGAACACCTTACACCAAATGAAGCAGAAGTATTAAAGTATTATAACAATGTATATGCAGCATTGCGTGTAACATTTGCAAATGTAATGTATGAAGTTTGTGAAAAACTAGATTGTGATTATACAACTATAAAAAATGCTTACATTAAAACAGGCAAAGCAAAAGACATGTATCTTGATGTTAATCCAAATTTACGTGGATACGGTGGTATGTGTTTACCAAAAGACACACAAGCAATAATGAGCTTACTAAACAAACTAGACTTAGATTATGATTTGATCGATAGTATTGATGCAGATAACCGCAAGTTCAAAAAAACAGTTTTTAATGGAATGAGAGATTGATAGCATACTTTGATAACGGAAAAAATCTTCAAATTGATGTTGCGCAAAAAGCAGGCAGCAGTAGTATTGTTGTTTATATAGTTCAGTGTTTTAATTCTTACAATAACGATTTAAGTCCTAGGCAAAATCATAAAGAGCTACGTAAAGCAGGAAAGTTAACTCCTAAAATTTATAAAGAATCTCATACAGGAAAAATAGATAGCAAGATTGTGATTATTAGAGATCCTATAGAACGTTTATACAGTGTTTACAATGATAGAGTTGTTTTGCGTAATATGAATGGTAGTAACGATACAATAAAAAGTTGGGAAGATTTTGTTTATAACTTGAAAGATTACAGAAAACAATTTGCTGATGTAGCACAGCACAGTAGAAAACAAGTTGAATACTTTTATGAAAAAGATATCGATAGTTATGATAAAGTTTATAAAACTGCTGACATAACAAAGCACGTTAAAAAACATATTGGTAGAGTTGCTGAAGTAAAACTAAAAGCAACACATAGAAAAAATCGACAAACAAATCAAATAGAATATAATAAAGATGTAGAAATCGTAAAAATAATACAAGAACATTACGCAGACGATTACAAATATTTTAAAAATCATTTATAATAAAACTATTAGTTTATAAAAGTAAATACTAGATGAGTAAAGTTATTCTAGTAACAGGTGGATTTGATCCATTACACAGTGGACATATTGAATATTTTAAAGCGGCAAAAGAACTAGGGCAACATTTAGTTGTCGGGGTTAATAGTGACGAATGGCTTGCCCGTAAAAAAGGTAAGCCTTTTATGCCCTTTACAGAACGTACAGCAATCATAAAATCTTTAGAATGTGTTGACGAAGTTATTGGCTTTGACGATGCAGACGATAGTGCTTGTGCTGCTATAGGACAAGTGTTAGCAACAAAAGGATCAAGCTGGAAACTTGTGTTTGCTAATGGCGGAG